CCATGAAGCAGGAATTTAAGCTTTTGGCCGAGATTATCCGTGACCACGCCCCGGATGAGTACGAGTACGAGCCGAATGGGGCCGATCGCCGTGCCAAACGCACCGACTACGACATGGTTGAGGTCATACCGGTGTCCGATCCCAACAGCGCAACGATGGCGCAGCGGATTATGCAGTACCAAGCCGCCCTGCAGTTGGCTCAGCAGGCCCCACAGCTGTACGACATGGGTAAGCTGCACCAGCAGATGCTGGGTGTTCTGGGCATTCAGGACGCCGCAGACATCATCAAGCTTCCGGGCGACATCAAGCCGATGGACCCGGTCGCCGAGAACATGGCTCTGCTGAAGCAAGAGCCGGTCAAAGCGTTCCTGTACCAAGACCACGAGGCGCACATCGCTGCCCACATGGCTGCGATGCAGGACCCGAAGATCGCCGAGATGATCGGGCAGTCTCCGTTCGCTTCCGCTATCCAAGGCGCTGCAGCTGCCCACCTGACCGAGCACCTCGCCTACCAGTACCGCAAGAATATCGAGGCTTCTCTGGGCGTACCGCTGCCGCCTGAAGGCGAACCGCTGCCCGAGGACGTGGAGATCGAGTTGTCTCGTGCTGTGGCCATGGCCGCAGGCAAGCTGCTGCAGAAAAACATGGCCGAGACGCAGGCCGCACAGGCCGAAGCTCAGGCTCAGGACCCGCTCACGATCATCCAACAGCGCGAACTGGACATCAAGGACCGCGAGACGGTGATCAAGGAGCAGGAACTGCAGCACAGGATCGACATCGACAACAAAAAGCTGCAGGTCAACGCCGCTACCAGCGCTGGGAACCTCTACATCCAGCAGGAACGTGTCGAGAGCGAGAACGAGCGCTCCGCAGCCAACACCATGGTCAAGATCGCCACCGATGCCACGCGGGAAAACCTCAAGGCACAGGTCGAGGGTACGAAACTGGCCATCGAGATCGCGAAAACCCTTCGCCAACCCCTCAATAACGGGCAAGAATGATGGAAAACACGGTTTTTGCCCTGCTTTTTCGTGAGTTTAACGACCGAAAAGAGGCTCTGAAGGAGTTTTTGGCATCTGGTGGCGCACAGAGCTACGAGGCCTACTGCCGTGCCGTAGGAGAGTATTCTGCCCTTCAGGGGGCAGAAAACACCATCAAAGACCTAGAGAAAAGATTTATTGAAGACTGATACGGTCTGAGATACTTCTTTTCACTACGTGGATAACCCACGCAGGGCGCTGTGAGCCTTAATCACTGCAGGAGCTAACATGTACACGGCTAATAAAGTCGAAGACGAGCAGCTTAAGGCTAAGCTGCCTGAACCATCGGGATACCGCCTGCTCATCGCGGTGCCTGAGATCAGCGAGAAGACCGAAGGTGGGGTCTTCATGCCGGAACAGCTGAAGAAAGCCGAAGAAACCGCGTCTATCGTAGGTTTTGTCGTCAAAGCTGGCCCCGAGGCGTACAGCGACGGGAACAAGTTCCCCTCCGGCCCTTGGTGCAAAGAGGGCGACTTCGTGATCTTCCGGTCCTACTCGGGCACCCGCTTCAAGGTGCTGGGCAAGGAGTTCCGTCTGATCAATGATGACACTGTGGAAGCAGTTGTCGAAGACCCACGGGGGTACAGCAGAGCATGAGCGACGACATCGAGATCGAACTGGACGGCGAAGACGAACTGGAAATTGAAGTACAGGACGATACGCCGGAAAAGGACCGAGGTAAGCCGAAAGCTGCGGAACCCGCTGCTACGGACAAACCCGACGCTGGCACTGGCGCGGAAGATGACGACCTTGAGGGTTACTCCGAGAGCGTCAAGAAGCGCATCAACAAGCTGAAGTTTGACTTCCACGCCGAACGTCGGGCGAAGGAAGAGGCTGCGCGGCTCCGCGAGGAAGCAATCTCGTATGCTGACAAGGTCCGTAAGGACTATGAGCAGCTGCGCACCGCATACAACGAGGGCGAGACCGCCTTCGTGGGTCAAGCTAAGGCCCGGATCGCCAGCGAGCTCGCCAACGCCAAGGCGGAATATAAAGCGGCATACGAGAGCGGCGATGCAGATGCTGTCATCGCAGCCCAAGAGAAGCTGATCCAGCTGCAGGGTGAAAACACCCGGGTGAACAACTATCGCCCGCAGCCGCCAGCCCCCGTTACGACACCTGTCGCAGCCCAACCAGCCAAGCCCAACATCGCAAAACCTGATGATCGGGCCATGAAGTGGGCTGAGGAGAACGAGTGGTTCACCAAGGACAAAGCCATGACAGGTTTTGCTCTGGGGCTCCATGAGGACCTAGTCTCTCAGGGCATTGATCCGAAGAGTGATTTGTACTATTCTAAGATCAATGCTGCGGTTCGCCGCACATTCCCAGATAAGTTTGACGATGTGCTAACTGAGGAAAAAGCACCGCGTCGTCAGGCTGGCCCCGTGGTCGCCCCTGCTGCTCGCAGCACAAAAGGCCCGCGCAAGGTCGTGCTTACCTCCACTGAGGCCGCTCTCGCCAAGCGTCTTGGTGTCTCTCTACAAGTCTATGCGGCGCAGAAGCTGAAGGATATGCAAAATGGCTGACCGGACCCCACGTACTCTCGAGACTCGCGAAAATACGAGTCCGCGCAAAAAAACGTGGAAACGACAGTCCATGCTGCCTACCCCCGAACCCCGTCCCGGCCTCAAGTTCCGGTGGGTTCGCACCTCCACATTGGGTAACGCAGATATGACGAACGTGTCGTCCCGGTTCCGCGAAGGTTATACGCCCGTCCGGGCGGAAGACTATCCTGAGCTGCAAATCATGTCGGATGTTGATTCTCGCTTTAAGAACAACATCGAAGTGGGTGGCCTGCTTCTCTGCAGCATTGCAGAAGAAGAGGTAGAAGCGCGTGTGGAAGGCCAGCTCGAGATGGCGCAGAGCCAGATCGATGCAGTTGACCGCAACTTCATGCGCGAGAACGACCCACGTATGCCTGTGCTTCGGCCTGAGCGTACATCGAAGACCTCGTTCGGTAAGTGATTACCGACAACTGAAACATAGATGAAGGAGAGAACCTATGGGTTCGATCAACGCTCCCTTCGGTCTGCGTGTAACGGGTACCCTCAACCACGGGTCGCTGGAAGTTTTCCGGCAGTACCCGATTGCGTCGGGCCTCGCAGTTAACATCGCCGCCGGAGATATCGTCAACCTCGTTGACAACGGTACCTCGACTACGATCACCAAGCAGACCGCTACCGGTGATACTTCTGCAGACATCGCCATGATCGGTGTGTTTGTGGGCTGCACGTACACTGACCCTTCGACCGGGCAGATTACGTTCAGCAACATGTGGCCGACCGGCACTGTCGCTGCTGACGCTCTGGCCTATGTCGTGGACGACCCGGATGCGCTCTACATTGTGCAGGCCGACGACGCCATCACGAACGCGTACGATATCTACGGCAAAAACGCCGCTATCGTGCAGGGTGCTGTGAACACTACGTTCAAAGCCTCGCGTGTTGCACTCGATGCGTCCACCATCGGTACCGATGCCAACCTCCCGCTCCGCATCATCGACTACGTCGGTGGCCCGCGTGGTGGCGAGAACGGCACTGCGTACCCGCTGCTGGTTGTAAAACTGAACTACTCGCAGCTGTCCGCTGCGGTCGGCGTGTAAGGAGGGCTGAAACATGGCTATTTCGCGCGCACAGGCCCTCAAAGAACTCCTGCCGGGCCTTAACGCCCTGTTTGGTCTTGAGTACGCCAAATACGAAAACGAGCACTCCGAGATTTACGAGACCGAATCTTCCGAGCGTTCGTTCGAAGAGGAAGTGAAACTCAGCGGGTTTTCAGCTGCTCCGGTGAAACCGGAAGGCTCTGCCATCTCGTATGACAACGCACAGGAATCGTTCACCGCTCGTTACAACCACGAGACGGTGGCCATGGGCTTCTCCATCACGGAAGAAGCTATGGAAGACAACCTGTACGACTCGCTCTCGGCTCGCTACACCAAGGCGCTCGCTCGCGCCATGGCGTACACCAAGCAGGTCAAGGCGGCTTCGCTGCTGAACACGGGCTTCACCACGTTCCAGTCGGGCGATGGCGTTACCCTGTTCAACACGGCGCACCCGACTGTTGCTGGCGGAAACAACGGAAACCGCCCTGCGGTTGACGCCGACCTCAACGAGACTTCGCTGGAGCAGGCGGTCATCGACATCGCAGCTTACAAAGACGAACGCGGTCTGCTGATCGCTGCCCGTCCGCGCAAGCTCATTGTTCCGCCGTCGCTGATGTTCGTGGCCACCCGTCTGCTGCAGACGGAAGGCCGTGTTGGCACCGCTGACAACGACCTCAACGCTCTGAAGACGAACGGTTCTATCCCTGATGGCTACCGTGTGAACCACTACCTGACGGACAGTGACGCGTGGTTCCTGACCACCGACATCCCGAACGGTATGAAGCACTTCGTCCGTGTCGCTCTGTCCACTTCCATGGACGGGGACTTCGACACCGGCAACGTCCGGTACAAGTCGCGCGAGCGTTACTCGTTCGGCGTGTCCGACCCGCTGGGCATCTATGGTTCGCAGGGCGCGTAAGGTCTACTCGACCTCACTAAGTTCTACGGAAGGGCGGGGGAAACCTCGCCCTTTCTTTTTGTTCTGGTGTGACGTATTATGGGCGCGGGCACCAACGGCCACGCAGACAGGAAGCCCAACCTGACAATGCACAGACGTCGTGGCTACCCTTGTGCAAGGAGCTCGTTATGGGCAAGACAACCTTCTCTGGTCCTATCCGTGCGGGTGACATCCGCGACACCACTGGAACTGAACTTGGCACCAACGTGGCCAACGTCGGCTCCGTCGTCTTGGTCCAGCACTTCCCGATCACGCAGGCCGACACCGCGACCGCCCTCGGGACCAACATCGTCCTTCCGGCTGACAGCCACATCATCGGCATTCAGATCGCCGTCACTGCCATCTGGTCTGGTGCCGAGACGACGTTCAACGTCGGTACGTCTGCCACTGCCACCGAACTTGTCGCACTTGGCGCTGGCGGAACCCTCGGTATGATCAGCCTGTCCCCCGGCGCAGACGCAACCCGCGTTGCGAACTGGGACGACACCGGCACCACGGACAAGCGCGTCTTTGTCCTGTCCACCAACACCGGCACGGGTACGGGCACGCTGACGGTTCGCTACATCCAAGCCCACGACCTGCCGTAATAGTCAGGAGCCAAGTGCTGCTTGAACGTGGTGACGGAGAAAGAACATGAGACCCAAGACATATACTGTGACGGGGACCGGAGTGTCCCCGGTCTACGTACCAGA